GCGCCAAGGGCTGCAACTACAACCCCCAACACCTTGGTCAGATTAGGATGAGCCTCGGTCCATTCGATCATGCGCCTGACCATCTTTTCTATGAGAGGGACCAGAGTCTCTATCACAGGCAATAAGGCCGACCCGAAGACCTGGAATAAATCACCTGCCCGGTTCTTCAGTTGAGTCACTGGGTCAGCAGCGGCTTCAGCCTGACCCTGGAATTTCGCCATGATTGCACTGAGGACCTCCGTGGAATCTGCGCCTTTCTCGACTGACACGCCATAGCGATTCAAGGCACTCTCTTCACCACTGATGGCTCTGGCGACCAAGGTGGCCGCTGCGCCCAGGTCCATCTCTTTGCCGGCCGCTAGTTCCATAGTGGGGACCAAGGCTTTCATCGCGTCATCATAGTTGCCGCTGACCAGAATCAGCTCTCTCAGAGCATCTCTCTGCTCTTCATCACCAAAGTTGGTCTTGTTCTGTTGAGCAGCTACTACAGCTTCGATCTGGGCCTTCTGTTGCTCATAGGAAGTCCCAACCTTCTGCAAGGCCATATCAAGCTGGCGAATCCCTTTCTCCTGGTCAAAGGCAGACTTGACTGACATCACGGCAATACCAGTGATGGCAGCACCCATCGCGGTCATCGCCATGCCTATGGCGCGGCGGTGTTTCTGGATACCCTGGACCATCTTCCCCATGTTGTTTTCAACATTCTTGAATTCCCGGGAAGCATTGTCCTTTGCTTGTATCAGGACCGCTATCGTTGCTGCATCAGCCATCGCTTTCTACCACCTCCACCATCTCAGTCCATGCCTCAACCTGTGCCGGCAACATCTGGCTGGCATCCTGGTTGTGCTGATCGCGCGCTGAGATGAGTAATCTGTAATCCATGATGTCCTTGATGGTCTGCCAGTCCTCATCCATCACCTGGCTCGGTAAGCAACCGAACGCCTCACAGATGATGCCTATGCTCACTGTTGAAGGCTGAGGTCCATCTCCGAGGATATGCTCTCCGAATCGTCTGAGTCTTTTTTTCTTTCATCGGCCGATTCCCCTCCACTGGCGGCGCCCATCAACCACATGAGTTCCTCTGAGGATAGACCTTCCAGGATGTCTGGCCGGCCATACGGCTGGTCGATAGGCTCTCCCATCAGGTCCGTCCAGTTCCATTTGATGACCCGGCGGGAGAGTTCTTTGCATAGAAGTGATAGGTTCTCACCCAGTCCACTTGCATTATCTCCAGCGTTCTGCAACTTGGAAATCTGCATGACTTCTTTCACGGTGATGACCGGAAGTATCTCCACCCATTCACCTTTATGGACATAGTGCGGAGTACCCTGGTCGACTACCTCTCCGCCTTCAACCACCTGCCCGATGCTGATCGCGCAGTCATCAGATTTCACCCGGATTGCCGGTATCTTGGGCTTCATAGAGCCTCTCCTTTCACGTTAATCAGAACATTTGACCGTTCTGATTTTGATTGACCAGACCAGCCACATTATCACAGACCGTGATATGCGCTATTGATTAGCACTGGCGTTCTACTTTTTAATGGCCTTTTCTCGGCGTTCTAAGCCGTTTTGTGGGTACTGCAGGCTCTGGGCCATACAATCACTCATCTGGCCCCGCTTTATGCACCAAAACGGATGTTCTGAAAACCGGGGCATTTCTAGAACACCCCGGTCCTCATAGAATCTAACCGCGGGTCGGAGCAGCGGCATCCAGAGCAGCTGAACCACCGTTGTGGCGGAAGCTGGCCGAGTAGGTTATCGGACCGCCGACCGTGCTGCTGATCGAGTAGCTGGTGACGATGGCGAAACCGTTATACCCGGTGCTGCCGTCAGGTTCAAAATCCCACTCCTCGCCTTCTAATCCAAGCTCGCCAAATATGGTCGCATCACCCTGGCTGCTGGCTAAATCAGCAAAACCAGAGATGTCGATCGTGGCGGTCGGCTTGCCTGCCAGAAAGTTTTGATAAGTGTCGCTGAAGGCGGTGACATCAGCTTCCGGGACCGTGAAGTTGAGCGTCACTGAGCTCAGCTCATCCTCCAGAGCTACGGAGTCAAACGAAAAATCGGCGTCCTTGCCATGCGTTCGAGCCATGATACTAACCCTCCTTTAATATTCTAATCTATGATACTGCCCTGGTAGTCGAGCCAGAGCATTGGAATGTTGCCGAATAGGTCGCTACTCCGCCGACCGGGAGGTTGATGGTGTAGCTGCTACAGATCGCGCCAGTCAGACCGCTTGACGTGCAGGTGTACTCAGGAGAGTTGGTGTCAGGACCGGCGCCGTCCGGGTCATAGACCAGAGTCTTTGGTCCACTGGTCAGAGAGATATGGTCGAATATGGTCGCATCACCGTCTGAAGCAAAGTCCATATCAACCGCACCGGCAACGTCAAAGGTGACACTCTTCTTGCCGGCCAAGAAATTCTGATAAGCGTCATTGAAGGCCGTCACGTCGGATTCACCCACCGTGGCGTTCATCGTGATGGAATTGAGTTCATCAGAAATTTCCACGCCGTTGAATGAAAAATTTGAGTCCTTGCCGTGAGTTCTAGCCATATGCTCCTCCTATGATGGGGTTACGAAGTAGCCGAAGCTGACATAATTCTTGAAAGTCCTGCTCCCGGTGCCAGTGGACTGAATCTGTACTCGCCACCAGGACTCTGATGCCGCTGGGCCAGTAGCAGACGCAGTAAGAAACGAAACTCCAGTGCTGTGTGTGATGGTCCCAAAGTTGATTCGGGTCGTAGGCGAACCCCAGGTGTCATTAGTCTCACTCTGGATTTCCAGGGCAATCGTATTGCTGCCAGATCCTCCCATCTCCACCATCCGCCAGACACCGAAAATCGTGTTGGTCGCCGCGATCGTCCCCAGGTTGTAGCCGGTCCCATTGGCGACCACCGTGCTGCCGTTGCAGGTGATGGTGGCATCCTCGATGATTCTGGAGCGGAACGGCGCCGAGGCTCCCTGCCAGGTCACGTTACAGGCGATGACATCACCTACTGTAGACACTCTTGGAGAAGCACTGACTAAGGTCGGGCCTTCATAACCGACGTTGCCTTCGGTCAGACCTCCGGGATAGATGCCCACTCTCCGGGCCGTAGCCGTCAGGTCAGTGAACATCTCACCGTCATAATTGGGGCTGGCTGTGGACCAGAGGCCGTTCACGTCAAAGGTAAACCCTGGCTTACCCTGGATGTATGTCATGTCAGTATCCGCGAAGGCCGTCACGTCCACTGGCGCCTCGGTGAAACTGAGGTCCATGCTGTTGCTGACCCCACTGAAATCGAACTCATCGACCAGTAGGCCGGCGGATTTTGCTGATATTCTAGCCACGGTTCCTTCTCCTCTTGGGCGGCTCTGGCCTCTCTGCTAACCGTGCCTGCGCCCATTCCTCGTCTGAGTCCTCATAGATTTTGACTGCTCTCGTGCGGAGCAGAGATTCAATATCCACCGGCTCATCTCCGTCCAGGGTAAACCGCTGGCCGGGATAGAATCGGATGCTGGACGGCTTGGTTCCTGGCCCCTGGACCATATGGAGTTTGCGGAGCGCAAGATACCAGACCTCAGTCGTTGAGCCAGCGGTTCCAACTTCTACTGTTTTTTTCGTTCTTTTTCGGGATGTAACCATGCTCTTTCTCCAGCGTTATGTGATGAGTGACCATCTCCGATGAGTTCCTAAAGTCTTTCTTCTCTCCACATAGGCGACAAATCCCCGGACTGAAAGGTCCGTTTGAAGGCTCTATCTCCCAGTGATGGATGCATCTAGCTCTGGTCGGCCGTGATTCTGTAGAGTCCTCCAACGTGCTGGTAGATGACTCCTTCCTGGTCTTCGACAAGATAAACGTCCTCCTCTCTCCTGCACCACAGAAGTGAATGACTCGTGATGCTGAGACTTGCGTCCTGCATCACGGAATCAATCTGAGTGTCTATGTCTCCGGCACTCTTCGGCCAGGGCGAACGGTCGATGGCCTTGACCATGTAGATCGCGGATCCTCCCCGCCCGCTGGCGAAGTTCCAGTATTCATCCACCTTGGACATGGCCTGGAAGACCACATATGGCGGCGCCGTGCTATGTGGCGCGATCCCGTTGAACACGCCGCCGGTGGCCTCATTGGTCACCGCTTCTACGTTCAAGACGGAATAGACCGCCGTATCCAGGTTGACTCTCAGATTAGCCATCTCTACAGGTCCTTGAAGAGTTCTGTGATTGCCTGCTCGACCCTGGGCCTCTCTTTCTCAGCAGCTGGAATCATAAATGGCCTGGCTCTCATCTTCCACGTTCCGAACTCGATGAACGGCGCATACTCTGTGGCTGGTCCGACTCTCCAGACCAGTCCTTGCGTGTCTTGTCTCCGGGACTGAGTGCTGTTGAGCGTGGCTCCAGTGTCAACCGCCGGCCAATTGCGGAGCCGGTCCTTGGCATCCACTTCTATATGCCGTGCAGCAATCTCGATCACATTCTGGAGCTTGCCGCCGAACTTGGCCCAGTCAGCGTCCAGCTCCATCTTTATCTCCATGTCCATCTTCAAGAATTCATCAGCCATAAAAAAACCTCGATCGTCAGCTAAACGCCAGCAATCAAGGACTATGCCTTGTCATTCAGAGCCAGCGTTCAAGCCGCTTGCTGGGCCTCTTGGGCCTCTAGGGCTAATCTTCTGGTGGTATATAACCACCTTGTCCGTCAGGGACCAGGTCTATCGCAACGTCATCCTCTTCCTGCTCTATAGTGAAAGCATTGACCGTATTGCATCTTCTGCACTTGATTTCCACCACGCTCTCGGCCGCCAAGCGGACCTTGGCTAGAAGCATGTTGCAGCTTTCGTGTTGGCATCTTGCTTCTCTTAGAGCCGGCGCATCTGGCATCTTATTGTTGCTGACCATGATTTCCCAGTGTCCACAGACTGGACCTCATAGGTCCCGCTGGTATGCACGACCCGGTCAGTCTGGGTGATCGACTGGTCATGTGCCAGCGTCAGCATGAAGTCCTGCTGGAGGTCCTG